AAATACTTAGGGGAAGGGGTACGAGTAAGTGATACAAAAGTTGAAGCAGCTTACAGAATGAATGAAGAATACAAAAAAGTAGTCGAAGAATTACTTGACGCTCAAGAAGAAGCTGAGTATGGAGAATATGTTTTCAACGAAATAGCTTGGACAAAAAAGAAATCATTGGAACAACTTGTTGCTTTACACGCTCAAATGTATTTCGCTGGCCCACAAGTTCCACGAAATCTGCGACAAGAATATTTAGAAAGAAAAAAGAAAATGGAAATACAACAAAAAAGCGTAAATCAAGGTATCGGTAAAAAACTCAAAAGAAATAATTATTAATTTAAAATTGAAAAAAAATGACAAGAAGAAAAAGTAGAGGACCAAATTTCAGAGGTAAAATTAGAAAGAACGCTCAACGGCAAAAAAAGGAAGGCAGAAGTTATGGATATCTTAGTCTACCGAAGAATGTTAATACTTTTAAGGAGGAAGTAACTTCAGGAAAGAACCGGATCAAACTTGATATCCTTCCTTATCTCGTTACAATGTCTCATCATCCAGATAAAGAAGACGGAGCCAAAAAAGGAGAATATTGGTATCGTCGACCATACTGGGTGCATCATCAAGTAGGAGTTGAAAACAAATCAATGGTTTGTCCTAAAACATTCGGAAAACCTTGTCCAATTTGTGAATATCGACAAAAACAGCTTGGAAATCCTGATATCAAAAAGAAGGATATAATTTCCAAACCTCAATTGAAAAATCTATATGCTGTAATTGTATTGAATCACAAAGATTATGATAAGGATACCATCTACATTTGGGATATTGCGCAAGGCAATTTTCAGAGTACTCTTAATGATGAATTGGAGGAAAATTCTGATTATGAAATTTTCCCTTCTCTGGATGAGGGATTAACATTAAGTATACGATTTAACGAAGAAGTGTACAATCGTACAAAATATCCTGAAGCTAAAAGAATTGATTTTGATGAACGGGATTACTCCTATCCAGAAACTATTTTAGATGAAGTACCTAAATTAGATGAAGTTTTGAAGGTTTTATCCTATAAAGAAATAGAAGCTGAATTTCTTGATTTAGAAGATGAAGATGAAGATATGGAAGGAGAAAAAAATAATGAACCGAATGATGAGGACGAGGATCAGGAAGAAGGACAATCATCTCAGCGAAGAAAAACCATATCGCGAGTTTCAAAAGAACAAAATGAACCTGATGAAGAACCTGATAAAGAATCATCACCAACTCTTTCTCGTTCAAGATCCAAATCAACAACACCCACCAAACGTAGAAGAAGAAAAGAAGAACCAGGGATTAAACCGGAAACTGAAAATGAATGTCCTAAGGGATATGAATTTGGGAAAGATTGGGATGATTTTGATGATTGCGATGGATGTGAATTGTTTGAACAATGCGGAGAAAAGTATGAACAGATGAATAAATAAAAGAATAAAGATGAGCATTTTTTTTAATAGAGGGAAAAACCTACAAAAAACTTTAACTCAAAGTCGCTTTTTTCTTGGAGTTATGATTGATCCAGAAGTAGATTCCTATTTTGTTATTCAATCAAAGATTTTCAATTCATCGAAAAGTGAAGAGGTGAGAAAAGAATTGAAAAAAGCCTATGAAATAGGTATTTCCAATGCTATCAGGAACATAGTAAGAAAGATTCTCATTTCTATTGATGATGCAACAAAGACTACTATCAGTCGAGATGACATACGAAAAGAATTGAGAAAACAAGGAATCCATGTAAATCACATAGAACGAATAATTGAATTATTGTGGAAAGAGTTGAAAGACCAATCAAATCACTGAAGACCCAAGTGAAGGAGAAAGTAAAAGAATCATCTAAATTGAAACGAGGAGAAAAAGGACTTCACGGGAATCCAGAATTGATAATTTCCACTGGATCCACTTTATTCGATCTTGCTATCAGCGGAGGACGAGTACGAGGAGGAGGGTTACTGGCAGGCATTATGGTGGAAATATACGGGGCGGAGAGTATTGGTAAAAGTGTAATATTAAGTGAAATTGCTGGGGCTATACAAAGACAAGGAGGAGAAGTATTGTTTAACGACACTGAATCTCGGTTTGATGAACAATTTGCTCGTATTTTTGGATATCATTTAGACCATGAATACTACTTTAATCCTGATACAGTCACAGAGGTTTTTGATAGAATTGAGAAATGGAAAGTGAAAAATCCAAAAAAAGTAAATGGCATAATTACAGATTCACTTGCTGCACTTTCTACACAAATGGAAATGGAAGGTGAAGATAAGATGGGAATGAGACGTGGAAAAGAATTTAGTCAAGGACTTAGAAAAAATGCTCGATTATTAAAAAGGAACAACTACCTCATGGTTTGTTCAAATCAAATCAGAGACACTGCAAATACTTTTGGTCCTAAAACTGATACTCCAGGCGGTTGGGCTATCCGCTTTTACAGTTCCGTCAGAATTTCACTAACAAAACCTCCTCAGAATCATGAAATATTAAAAACGAAAACAATTCATGGAAAAGAAATCACAGAATGCATAGGCATCAACATCGTAGCTAAAGTAGTAAAGAATTCTACATGGAAACCAAAGCATACTGCTCCTATCACTATCCTATATGATTACGGAATAGATGACATCCGTCAAAATCTTCAATTCATTAAAAATTATACTGACAATACTGTGTATACTGTGAAAGGTAAAAAACTAAGTAATACTCTGGAAAAAGCAATTCTAAAGGTAGAAGATCAAAATCTTGAACTTGAACTACGAGAAGAAGTTATTGATTTGTGGGAGGAGCTACAAGAGAAATTCAGAATTGATCGTAAAGAAAAGAAAAGATGGTAATTTCAAAAATTAATGAAAGATGAATGATATATTCTTACATGGAAAACGTGCTGTTAAAGTCAACGCCAAAATGGTAATGTGGGGGATTACCGATAAAGCAAGATTATATGACATTGATGGAGATAAACGGTGGATTCCAAATTCATTATGTAAGTATGATGAAAAAGAAGGAGCATTAGTGATTGAAGAATGGTTCTACAATAAAATATTTGAAGAATGATAAAAATTGAAAGACAAAATAAAATAGCGTTTGAAGAACCTTTTCATTTCATAGACCATGTAAGAATACTTACTAATGATCCTTCATTCACCGCATGGGGTTGGGCTGTGATTGATATGAAAGGAAATGTTATAGATACAGGATGTGTTAAGACAGAATCAGAAAGTAAAAAAAGACGAATTCGTAAAGGAGATGATACTATAAGGAGGATAAGTGAAATAAATGATGTCCTGTTATCGGTAATTGACACCCACAATGTTCAGATAATACTTTCCGAACTTCCACATGGTAGTCAAAACGCTCGAGCTGCTGTGATGATTGGGGTAGTAGCTGGTATAGTACAAACCATAGCAGATTGTAAAGGACTTCCTGTCGATTGGTATAGTGAGCAAGATGCTAAAAAACATCTGTTAAATAAAAAAGCAGCAACAAAGGAAGAAATAATTAAGGCTATATCAAATATATATACAGTACCGTGGAAAGGAATTAAATATCACGATGAAGCAGTGGCTGATGCGATAGCGATTTATCATGTAGCCCGAAGTCAGAGTTCTATTTTAAGAATGAATTTATAAACCGTGTGGGACGGGTATATAATATCCCTACGTTCTTTTTTTAATTAAAAATCGTCTCTAAATTGAATTGTGGTTGCAATGAAGGGACTATTTACCAATTTTGCAGGAAGGGCAGGATTTTGTTTTTAATTGAGACTTTTTCATTTTCAAACATATTTAATATGCATTCTACCCTGCCCTTCTTTTTATTAAAATTTAATTTAAAAATGAAAATAAAAAAGAATATCGTTACTGGTTGTTTACTGATTTACGCGGGATTATTTCTAATGATTTTTCTATCAATTATACTTCTTAAAATTTCTTTTTTGAAAAGTTTGATAATGAGTGTAATTATATCATTCATACTATTGATAGTCATACTGTTAATAGTTGAAGGCGGAAAATTAATACTTAAAGATTTATAGAAAATGTTAAAACTAAATGAATTAAGAATAGGAAATTATATACAAGATGCCAGGAATAGGCCACAAAAAATAACTCCTTCCTTAATGATGGCAATAATTGAAACAACTATTAGCCTTATCCAACCTATTCCCTTAACTGATGAATGGTTGAAGAAGTTTGGATTTGAAATTTGTCGGGAAATAGGTGGATGGGAAGCCAAAATGAATGGTGTTTTTTTATGGAGAGGAGAAGATTGGAATTATTGGACTTACTCCACAGTTGATGTATCTTGTAATGAGATTGATATAGTACTCAAATATGTTCACCAACTTCAAAATCTTTACTTTGTACTGAAAGAAAATGAATTAGAAAAACAAAAATAATATGTTAAAATCAATACAAATAAAGAATTTTCAAAGTCATGTAAATACTTTTCTGGAACTCAGTCCTGGAGTTAATGTAATCATCGGGTCAAGTGATCATGGAAAATCCGCTATCATAAAGGCTTTGAAATGGCTGATATGGAATCGTCCTTTGGGAGATGAATTTCGTAATTGGAATGGAAAAGATGTAGAAGTCACCATTAAGCTAACTGAAGGCATTTCTATTACAAGAAAAAAAACCGACTCTGAAAACTGTTATATAATCAATGACAATGAACCATTGATGGCTGGATCCGATGTTCCAGAAGAAATCAAAAAAATTCTTAACTTGACTGAAGTAAATTTTCAGCAACAACTTAGTCCACCATTCCTTTTAACAGAATCTTCTGGTAATGTTGCTAAACATTTCAGCAAAGTTGCCCGAATTGATAAGATCCACAAGACTGAGAAAAAAATCAACAGTAAAATTTCAGACATAAATTTTTCGATTGAGCAGAAAAAAGATAACTTAGAAAAATATACTCAAGAACTGAAAGAGTTTCCTAATCTAACAAAAATTGAAACTGAGTTGGACGTTTTGGAAAGTTTGGAAAGAAAAAGGAATGATATTTCAAGAGGTATAAGTGATTTAAATACTTTGATTCGACATGTTAGAATAGTTGATAATCG